CGAGCGCCAGCGTGGCCGGCCATCCGGCAGCGGAGTCCTGCCGGTCCTCCCAGACGGACCATCCGACCGTCGGCCGCGCGGCGAGCGCCGCGGTGAACGCGGCGCGCATGACGGGGACCGGCGTCCGGCTCGTCGCGCCGACCGGAGCGAACGAGCACACCAGCTGGTCGTCGCGCAGCACGTAGCCGCGCATCGCCGTCAGGTCGTCCGTCACGATCTTCGTGAGCCGGTTGTCCTGCGCCTCGACGAAGTCGTAGAACCCGCGCTGCCAGTGCGACAGCCGGTCGCCGAGCGCCTGCGCGACGGCACCCCACCCGGCGAGGCGGCCGCCGTACAGCGCCGACCAGATCGCGACGTGCTGCCCGTGGGCGGCGAGCTGTGTGCCGAGGGACACCATCGCCTCGGGCGTCCAGCCCTGCCCGGGCGCGCCCTCCAGGTCGAGACAGACACCCGTGGTGCCCAGGGACGTCTGCCACCCGAGGACCGACGTCACCGCCTCGGCGACCTGGCCGGCGGTCGTGATCGTGATCCCGCCGTCCCCGGATCCACCGATGCCCACGAGGACGTCGACCCCGTCCGCGACGAGGGAGGCGACCTCCTGCCGGGTCACGCCCGGCGGCGGCCGGAGCTGCCCCGTGCCCGCCCGGGCGCTCTGCGACATCGCCAGGCACACGGTCGTCAGCCGCGCCCGGACGTCGGCCGGCCACGAGCCGATCGCGGGACCGGACCAGCCGTGGTGCCACAGCACCCGGCGCTGCCCCCGGCCGCCCGGGACCGGCGTCGGGGTGGGCGTCGGGTCCGGGGTTGGCGTCGGAGTGGCGCGGGGCGTCACGTCATAGGTGACGCCGTCCAGCACCAGCGTGCCAGCGCTCACGGGAGCAGCACCGTGGCGTCGCCGTGGTCCGCGAGCAGGCCGCCGAGGTCCGTCCACCGCAGGCGGCACGTCCCGGCGGTGAGGATGCCGCACTCGGGCGCCGGCACGCCCCACTCGGGACCCCACGTGTTCGGGGCCACGACGAGCTCGTGCTCCACGTCGATGCCGATGAGGGCGAGCTCGTGCCCGCCCTTGACCTCGCCGGACACGTCGAGGACGCCCCCCGGGCCCGGGCGGAACATGCCCGCCCGCCACGGGATCCCGATGATGAGGGGCCGCAGGACCAGGGCGCCGAGGACGTGCGCGAGGCCGAGGGCGTGCCGGTAGCTACCGATCAGCCCCAGGTGCTTCGCCGCCTTCGCCGCGGCGAGCCCGTCGGACCCCGTGTCGGTGGGCGGGTACTGGCCCGGATAGGGGTCGTGCGCCGTCGCCCACGAGTAGATCCCGATGGCGTCGGCGTCGGTCAGTAGCCGGCGGCCGCCGTTCAGCGGATCGGTGTTGAGCGCGGTCGCCGAGGAGAACCCCGTGCAGCCGCCGAGGTCGAGCTGGTCGAGGATCGGCCCGTGGTGCTGGTGGTACGTCGTCACCAGCGGGGCGGTGTCGGCCGGGAAGGCGAGCGACCGCGGGTCGTGTGTCGCGTCCAGGTGACGGGACAGGATGTAGGTCCGGCCGTCGATCTCGTGGTGGGTGACGGTCATGGTCAGGCCTCGCAGTCGGCGAGCAGGTCGCCCGGGATGGACCAGGCGGGGCCGGTGACGTCGCCGAGGATGGGGCGCCACCGGCCGTACGTGACGCCGCTGGTGTGCAGGCCGCCGCCCCCGCTGGTCGAGGCCTCGACGTCGTACCAGGTGCCGAGCAGCAGGCCCTGCAGCCGGACACCGGACGGCGCCGACTGCTCGGTGACGACGGTCCCGGTGCGGCTGGTGGTCACGGCGAGCACGCGCACCTGCAGCTGGGCGCCCCGGGACGTGCACGCGACCCCGGACGTGATCTCGGGGACGGCCACGACGATGGGGGCCGGGCCGCGGCCGGGGTGCCAGTGCGCGGTGGCCGGTCCGGCGGACGCGGCCAGCAGGGTGACGACGGCCAGGGCGACGAGCAGCAGCGGACGGGCGCGGCCGTCGTCCGGACGACGGCTGTAGCGGATCTCGCGGGCCGTGGCCTCCTGCGCGGTGCGGTGCGCCCACGCGCGGCGGCCGTGCAGGGAGACCGAGGAGTGCGTGACCTGCACCCCGACGAGGGTGAGCAGCGCCAGGACGCCGCCGGCGATGGCCGGCCACGGCTCGGGCAGCGACGGCTGCACGACGGCGAGCAGGGACGCGAGGACGCCGAGCACCGCGACCAGCGCGGCGGGCAGCTTGGGGACGGTGGGCACGGGTCACACCCCCCGGGCGGCCACGACGGCACGGACGGCGCAGTCCTTGGCCTCCAGCAGCTTGCGGAGCGCGGTCGTGGTCTCCGGGTCGCCAGGCAGCGTCTCGGCGAGCTGGTGCGCGAGGTCGCAGATCGGCTGCGACACGGCGCGCAGGTCCGGCGGCAGGTGGTCGGCGGTGAAGTGCCGCAGGATCGCGGCGACGGACGGGTGAGGCATCAGGGTCTCCCGGGACGTGGTGGAGCACCGGGCGCCGGGCGGCGTCCGGTGGGTGCGGGGTTGGTCAGTGGCCGATGCGGTCGGCGGAGCGCACGTGCTCGGCCAGGTGCTCGGCCAGGTGCTCGGCGAGCAGCTCGGCGACCTTGCGGCCTGCGACGTCGGCGGCGAGCTGTCGCCGCTCGATCCGGTCGAGCGCCGCGCGGGTGTCGGCGGCATAGCCGTTGCCCGTGGGCCGCGCGAGCTCGCGCGCCTCGACGGCGGCACCGTTGGCGGCGACCGCGGCCGTGTTCGCTGCCGCAGCCTCGGTGGTGGCCTTGCTGACGTCCTGCTTGGTTGCGTTCACGCGCGCGACGCCGAGCGTCGACACGGCCAGGGAGAGCGCGCCGATGATGGCGGCGATCGCTGCCCACGCGCCGTCGCTCACGGCTTCGGCTTCGGCGGGACGGTCGCGGGCTCGATCCGCCCCAGCCGCTGGTAGTCGCGGGCCAGGACCCACGGCAGCGTCAGCGGGCGCCCGTCGCCCCCCAGGTCGCCCGTGGGCGGCGCGTAGGCGGCGAGGCGGGCCAGCACCTCGTCAGCGGCGGCCGCCGCGATGAGCTGGACGTCAGCGGGGTCGAGTCGGGGCATCGTGGGTCCTCCGGTGCGTAGGGCGCCGGCGCGGCGCAGGATCTCCGCGCGCTGCCCGGCGCGGATCGGGCCGGGACAACCGGGGTGGCCACCCCAGGCGGTGCCGCCCATGCCGTGCGTGCCGATCCCCCGGCCGGACGGCGTGGCCGCGATCTCGTCGGCCGCGCCGCACCAGACGTGCCAGCGGGCGAGCGCGTCCAGCTGCTCGACGGTGAGCGGCTGGTCCGGGGTGCCCTCGGTCTCCACGGACCAGCCCCACGGGTTGCCGCCCGCGCCCTGCGCCCACGACTCGCGAGCGAGGGAGGCGTACTGCTCGACCCGGCCCGTGCGGCTCACCCACAGGTGCGAGAACCGTCGGTCGGGCGACGTGGCGCGCTCGAACACACCCCAGGGCGACCCAGCGCCGTCCTGCACGTGCAGGACCCACCCGACCGGCGAGACCAGCGGACCCGCCTCGCCGGCGTAGCTGACGGCCCGCTGGACGGCGGGCGGATAGAGGGGTGAGGTCATGGGAAGGCCGCCTTTCGGGACGGTCAGAAGATTCCTCGGGCGTACAACAAGCCCTGACGGCTATTCTGGGAGATACCAGAATGTATTGGCCCCCCGCCGATACCATCACCACGTTGACGCTGATGCAGGGGAGGAGTCGACTTCAAAAGAGGGCGCCGCATTCCGTGGCGTCGAATGTTCACCAATAGCAGCGGGCTAGCTGCCGACAGCCATGGTGAATATCCGAACCCGGCGTTGATTGGATCGTCAAGGTAGAAGGTTCCGGGAGCGAGCAGGCTGCACACGAACTGATATCCGTGCCCGTGGATTGCCAGGTCGTCGAGGGGGATAATCGTCGCGGGGTTGGCCACAGATCCATCGGAACCTACTATGGCAGACGTCGCCAGAGATCCGAGAGAAGTGTTATTCCATAGTCCAGTACTGACGTACGGGACGGCACGCATCTGTACCTCGAACGCCAGACTCGACCCCGTGACCGACAGGCCGGTCATGGTTATGTCGCCGTCGATGGACGTAAACGGAGCGTATTCGAACTGCGTCAACTCTCCGTCGAAATAGTCCCACTCTGGAGGCGCCGCAGCATTGTGAGGGTCCTGCCATGACGGCATGCCATGACTGGTGTCCGTATTGGCGATGAGACCCATTCCAGAGACCCGGCCGATGATCTGGATGTCCGAGTAGAGTCCGCCACCTCCGGAGTAGGCCACCTCCAGGCCGGTGCCCTGGGGCCCGACAGAAGGGCTGAGCGCACTGATGGCCGGGATCATCGCCGGACACGAAGCGAACCCGGTTGTCCAATGAGAATCCATGTTCGACCCGGCGATGACGTGCTTCATGCAGCACTGACGCGCGAGCGGATCCTGAAAGATGTTGTCCGACGGGAAGTCGGACACTAGGTAGGATCGGATCCCGAACTGTGTGGGCGAGAACCCTCTCACCACATCGGGCGATCCAACCCCGGTGACGAGCTGCACGTATGGCTCCCAGACACCCCAATGGCCTGCCATCACGTATCCAGAGGGGCCGGATAGATTCGGCCAGAGATGAACGTCGAAGTCGCCGAATACTCGGCAAGCCACAACCATGGCGGCTTCACCGACTGATACGTCCACGATCCCGAAGAATCCAGCTTCCCCGTCAGTGGAGTTGCCGTACCCGTATGCGGAGACGTCTCATATCCGGGACTGTACCCGCATGCCTGTCCCGGACCACCAAGGGCCTCCACGAACCCTCGGGTCGTCAACTTGTCGGCATTCCAGTCGAATGGACCGAATCCGTCTCCCCTTTCGGCGAGAGGGTTCGCCCCGACGAGCGAACGCAGATCGGCCGGAGTGACAGCGTCACCGAAGAAGGCCAGGACGAACGGGGATGCCGGAGACGTCGCCGCGACGACGCGAGCTACCTTCCCGGCCTGGCTCACCGGGATTCGGATCACGGTCCACAGGCCGCCGTACAGGGCGTGCTTCGGGATGATCCCGCCCGATGACTCCCCATCGAACTCCACCACGGAGTCCGGCCTGGACTGCGAGCGGCGTTGCTTGCGCGGCGGCATCATCGCCGGGTTCCGGGCGGCGTCCTGGTCGCGCCGCAGGATCGCACCGAGCGTGACCAGGTCCCGGGCCCGCTCGTCCACGGTCAGCGTCACCGTTCCATGCTCGTCCGCCGGTCCTGGCGGCTGCACCCGTACCTGCGCGACGTGCAGGGGCACGTCGCGGCCCGTCCACCCGAGCAGGGTCCCATTGGAACCCTCGCGGATGTCGAACCGGCTCATCTCCTGCGGGTCAGCGGTGAGCACGATCTCACCGACCCACCCGGGCGTGGACGAGCGGGCCAGCTCCTGCTGCGCCGACACGATCGCCTGAGCCTTCGTCACGCCGTCCCCGAAGTCCTCATCGCGGTCGACGACCAGGCTGTTCGGGTTGTCGCTCGGGTTCGGTCCGCCCGCCGATCCGTCTGCGAAAGTCAGGGTCGGCGTGGCCGAGGCCAGCGCCGCGAGCGGAGCCCGGTAGGCCGCGGTCAGGTCCGTGCCGTCCACCCCGACGTCGAAGGTTGCGGCCCAGGTCTGCGGGCCCACGATCCCGTCGACGGTCAGACCTCGCTTGGCCTGCACGACCCGCGCGGCCGCGGCATCCGCAGCGTCGAATATGCCGTCGACGACGACCTTGACCAGGCCCGTCGCGTTGATCCTCTCCTGCCAGTCCGACACCCCGGCGCCGGACACCGTGCCGGCATCGGTGTCGCCGAGGCCGATGGTCGTCGACGGCGAGGCGTAGGGGTAAGCCGGCGCTGCAGCGACCCCGGTCCGCGGGTACACCCAGCCGGCCCACGCGTACCCGTTCGGTGCGACGCCGCGGCCGAAGATGCGATTGACCGCGGTGGCCGAGTCCAGGGTGAGGCGGGCCTCGACGCCCGGCTGCCCCGTCCGCACCGTCCACGTGACCGTGGTGCGGTCCTTGAGCCGCACCTGGTAGTTCCGAGCCGATCCGGTGCGCCCGACCGTCCACTGGCCGCCTCCGGCCGTCTGGGCGGTCGCTAAGAGCTCCTGCGCGTAGCCGATGACGCTGGTGTCGGAACTGCCGCGCTGCGTCGTCTTGATCCCGGTGATCACCTGCGTGATCCCGGCGATCCGTCGGTGCGGCACCAGGTTCAGCATGACGGCGACCATCGACCCGACGTCGACGGGCGGCAGGTAGGTGCGCGGCTGGTGCGCGACGAGGTCGGCCTGCCAGATGTCGCCGATGCAGTCGACCGTGTACGCGCCCCGCTCCGAGTCGTAGGACCCGATCTGGTTGGCGACCGTGCCGCACCACAGCGACCCCGACGGGCCCACGATGTCGACGCTGTAGCCGCCCCGCAGCCACGCCGTGTCCCCGGTCCCGACCGAGTCGTGCGGAGTGATCCCCGGCAGGGTGATCGACGCCGGGCCGCACCCGAACGGCTCCTGGAGCGTGAACGAGTCGATCTGCACCGGGAAGCCCCGGAAGTAGGTGACGTCGACACCCTGCATGACGACGCGAAAGTTGCCCCAGTCCGACACCGTCGGAGTTCCCGCCCAGATCCCGGACGGCCGACCGGCGACCAGCGTGGGCGCCGCGTACGCCACCGATACCCGCTTGATCGGGACGACGGTCATCCCGGTCGGCGGCGGGTCGGCGGCCGGGATTGCGGGCGCAGGGTCGGCGGGGAACTCGTTCGGTGGCGCCTCTGCACTACGCGGACCCGAGGCGTTCAGCAAGTATCGGCCATCGTCTGGGCCCGCGCCCGACCCGCGAGTGATCGTCACCCAGTAGGTCGTGCCGGCGGTAACCGACACCGTCACCGAAGCCGCGCCGCCCGGCGTGCTGTCGGTGCCCAGGACCGTCGTCCGGTCGTCCGCGTAGACGGTGACCACGGTGTTCCAGTCGGTTCCGGACGTGTCCACGGCCAGGCTTCCGCTGTCGGTCGCGACGTACCGCCACCACTGCACCGCGCCGCCCGGCTGACTGGTCAGCTCCCCGTACGTGCCCCATGTCGTGCCATCGCCGGGCACCAGCAGCGATGCCGGCGCTGCGAACTCCGGACGGCCACCACCGGAGATGTTGACCAGGTCCCCAGCGACATCGGCAGGACCGGCAGCGATCGACGGCTTGCCGCCGCCCGAGATGAAGATCCCGTTGAATTCCTGGCTGGCTGCGTAGTGCGCGGACACCCGGCCCGAGGACAGAGACGTGGTGTAGAGCGCCAGGTCGAAGAGGCGGCCATCGATGCTGTCGGTCTGGTCCCATCGGCGCCCCATGTAGGCGGTCCCGTTGATCGTCCCGGCGGTCCGGGCCGTGACCGTGCCCGTGGCCACGGACGCGCCATCGACGTACAGGGACAGTCCAGTGCTGCCGTCGTAGATGCCGACCACGTGGTGCGGCGCCCCAGTGGTCAGGCCCGACCAGTGGATCGAACGCCAGTTCGACCCGTCGAAGTACCCGAATCCGAGCTGCCCCGTGTGCGTCAGATCGAGGTTCATGCCGAGCACCATCGGGATGATCTGCGATGCGCTCCAGGCGTGCGTGAAGATCGCCGGACGCAGAGTGCCGGTGGGCAGCGAGTCCAGCTGCAGCAGCACCTCGACCGACCGCAGCGACGACCAGCCGGAGGCGCCGGACGCTGCGACCCAGCCGCCCGCGAAGTCGCCACCGCGGCCATACCCGATCCGCCCGGGCCGCGTGATGCCCGGCGTCACCGCACCCGAGATCGTCGCGACGGTCGCCGCGAGATCGTCGGTGAACGTAGTGCCGGACGCCTCCTCGAGCCGCCACCTCCTGAACGGCGAGTCCGCGTCCTGCGCGGTCTGGTAGGCGCTGGTCATGCCGAGGCGACCTGCGCCAGGTCGAGCGCACCGGACGCCGCGGTGTACGTCCATGTGCTGCCGCCGGTGGCGCTGGTCGGGGTGACCTCGATCCGGCCACCGTAGGTACCGCCCGATGTCGCGGACCACAGGCCGAGGAACTGCACCGCGTCCGTGATGGCGATGCCGGCGACGGCCGGCGCATTGGTCACGGCCTTCGAACCGCCCGACGCCGACGCGTACGTGACGAGTGCGCGCGTCGACCCCGCGCACTCGTTCGCGCCGGTGGATCCCGGGTTCGCCGTGTGCGCGCTCAGGTACTTGAACGTCGTCCCGATCGCATCGAGGCCGACGTTCTTTGCTGCGTCGCTGTAGTAGGCGTCACCGACGGCCATGGTCTGTTCCTCAGCTCGGGTAGGGCTGGACGGGGAAGACGAGCGTGACGAGTCGCTGGTTGTTCGCCAGGTCCTCGTACTCTGCGCGGCACGAGATGTCGGCCGGGCGGGCCTGGTAGGTCTCCGACGCGCCCGCCAGGACGACGACGAGGGTGCCGGGCAGCGCCCGGGATGCCGTCCGGATCGCGTTGAGCAGCGTCCCCGCGTTCGTCCCGCCACCGATGCAGCGGATCGCCATGCGGTAGGACGAGACGTCTGCGACCTCGGCGAGCACCGTCCCGCCAGCGACGTACGGGGCCGTGGCCCAGGACCGGCGCCACTTTTCGTCCGCCGGTGCCGCCTCGACGAGGCGGTACGTGGCCGAGGTCTCGTCGAAGGACAGGCCACCGAAGGCGACCGAATAGCTTGTACTCACCCCACACCTCCGGATCCGAACGCGTGAGAGCTGGCCGCCCAGTCGGTGAACTTCGATGGGGATGCCGCGACCACGGTCACCGGGCCGATGTTCACTGGCCGCGAGTCGGTGTGCGTCTCCTGCACCGGAACCCGCACCACGTGCACCTGCGTCCCCTTCCCGCGCGTCACGTCCATCCCGAATCGATGCGCCGCCTGGCGCAGTAGCGCCACCGATCCCGCACGGTGTGACGCCGACAGCGGGATGAGCGCCTCGGCGCCCGCCTCCCCGAACACGCCGGCCGTCGGATGCGTAGCGATCGTCCCGGAAGCGAACCCCTTCAACTGCGACCGGGACACCGGGACCTTGGCGGGTGCGTTGGGGACGAACGTGCCGCCCTCGTAGTGACCGCCCCCCGATCCGTAGACCTGCGCCTGAGAATGAGAATTCTCCCACTGCGTCATCAGCTTTATCTGCTGCAGTAGCGTCATCGCCTCGGTGAGACCCGCAGTATTCACCGCGGTCCGCACGACGGTCGGCACGTCTCCGAGCGCGGCGGAGTACTCCTGTGCCTTCTTCTTCGACAGGCCGATCTTGATTCCGACGTCGTAGATCTGCTTCCCGAGTTCCTTGCTCTTCGCATTCATATCGTCCGTCGAGGCGCCCTGCTTCGCCATCTCGGCGATGATGTCCAGGCCGTGTTGCACCTCGTCGCGCATCGCCTGCCGGACGTCGAGGTCGTTGTCCATGCTGCCACCCTTGCCGGGCGTTGCAGTCCTGGCCTGCGCGAGCACCCGATCCCGGGCGGCCTTGGCCTGCGCAAGTGCCGCCTGCTTCGTCGCGCCGGCGGCGATCGCGTCGGCCTTGGTCTTGTCGTACGCGTCCTTAGCATTCTGCCGGTCAGCCGCCGATACCTTCCCGGCGCCACCGCCAGCGTGCGCCTTGGCCGCATCCTGGACGGACTGCAGGCCGCGAGTGAACGCGTCGGCCGCAGCCTCGGCGCCGAGCTCGGTGTCGAAGATCTCCTTGAGAGCGCTGTTGAAGTCGTCCAGGGCGCTCTTGGCGATGCGGACCTGTCCCGCAGCGGTCGCCGTCCGCTGGCCCATCGAGTCGATCGCAGAAGAAGCGAGCGATGCATGCACCGACGTCTGGCCCAGTGCGGAGGCTTCGTCCTGCGCGTTGGAGATCGCCTTCTTGAGGGGTCCGCCCTGTGACTTGATCGCCGATTCGAGCTTCAGGATGTTTCCGTAGGTGTCGTCCACGGCGACGCCATCCGCACTGATTGCCATCTGGTGGTTCGAAAGCCCGTTCTTCTGCTGCTCCAAGGCATCCGTCAGACGCTTCTGTGCGTCCGCGTTCCCCAGAGTCGCTTCGAGCACATCGTTCTGGCTGTACCCAAGCTTTCGAGTGATCTCAAGTATTCCGTTAGCCGCCAGCTGATGCGCTACGTACTGCCTGGTCGCCGTTCCGATCGCATTCCCGTCAGCCTTCACCGACTCGGTCAGGGCGTCGACGTTGGCCTTCGCCTCGGCCTGCTTCTGTAGCCAGTTTCCCAGCGCGATGGTGCCGAGCGCGAGGGCGATCCCCAGGGGGCCCATCAGCGCCGACCCCATGGACCGCATCGCCGTCGCGGCGCGGACGCCGGCCGGGCCGGCCTCCTCCAGCGTCGTGAGCATCGTCCGGATCTTCGGTGCGAGCGTCAGGAACGCGCCGCCCGCAGTCAGCGCTGCCGCACCGATGCCGCCGAGCACCGCGAGCGTCCGCTTCACCGGCTCCGGAGCGTCCTGGAACACACTGATCAGACCGGCGACCTCACGCGCGGCACCGGCGACCGCGGGCAGGAACGTCGCGCCGATGTCGATGGCCGTGTCGTGCAGCTCGTTGCCGGCGATCCGCATCTTCGCGCCGGCTGTGCCGTACCGGGCGGCCGCGGCGTCCGTCAGGGCCGAGGCGTCGTCCCATGCCTGCTGGCCCGTCGCCAGCGACTGTGTCAGCAGGTCCGATGCCGACGACGCACGCAGCAGCGTGTCCCGGACCCGCACCTCGGATAGGCCCAGCTTCTCCAGCGTCCCGAACGCGTCCCCGCCGGATGCTTTCAGTTTCCCCAAGCCGCCGATGAACGAGGTCAGCGCGCCGGCAGCGTTCGTCTGCCACCGGGACCGGAACTGGTCGGCGCTCATCCCGGAGATCCGGGCGAACTGATCGAGGGACTCCCCGCCGCCCTGCACCGCCTGCGCGATCGTCACCATCGTCCGGGAGATCGCCGTACCGCCGGCCTCGGCGTCGAGGCCAACGCTGGTCAGGGCGTTTGCTACGGCCATCACCTGTGGTTCGGTCATCCCGACCGTCTTGCCGGCGCCGGCAATCCGCTCCGCCATGTCGAGGATCTCCTGCTCAGTGCTGGCGCCCTCGTTCCCCAGGGCGACCAGCGCCGAACCGGCGCGATCAATGTTCGCGGCGAACTTCCCCGGCTCCATGACGTTGCCCAGCTTCGCCAGGCCCGTGACGGCATCCTCTGCGGACAGCGTGGTCACCTGGCCGAGGTCCGCCGCCGTCCGGGTGAATGCCGCCAGGTACTGCTGCCCCACACCCAGCTGCGATGCCGTCGCCGCCAGGCCGGCAAGCTCCTCCGCACCGACCGGGATCGTCTTCGACAGGGACCGCAGCTGTGCGTCGAGCACGCCGATCGCCCCGCCGCTCGTGCCGGCCGGGAGAGTCTTCTCCAGGCCGGCCATCGCGGTCTGCCAGTCCATCGCCGCCTTGACCGCGAGGCCGATCCCGAGGCCGATCGCCGCACCGGACGCCAGGAACGCGCGGCCGACCTTCGCCTGCGCGTCGACGCGGGCCCGCGAACGGACCGCTTCCTCGCGGTAGGCGGCGGCCTCCCACGTCGCCATCTGCCGCTGCTGCACCTCCAGCTTGGCCAGCTCCCGCTCGAAGATGCTCGCGGACGCCGCCGCGGTCTTCATGCTTGCTTCGAATCCGCCGACACTGGCGCCGATCCTGGCCTGGATGTCAGTGACCTTGGTCGTCATGGGTGGTCACCTCCTCTGGCTGGTCATGGTCGGGTCAGGCGCGTGCGAGACGGACGTGGACGCCACGCGGTGCCCGGCCGCTGGACTCCGACCTCAGGTGGTCGCGGGCCTGCTCGACGGACACACACCCCTGGCAGACGTACACGTCCGCCGTCCATGCCGTGCGGGACCCGCCGGCCTCCTCGTCCCAGTCGCCCTCGTACGAGCCGCAGCCGGGACAGCGGGACGCCTCCCGGGCCTGCCACGCCAGAGCGGCATCCTGGTCGTCCTGCGACCAGGCCAGGAACGTCGAGAGCGGGATCCCCCGCGGCGCGCAGTACGCGACGCGCGCGGCGTAGAGCGGATCCCGCGTCAGCCTTTTGGGACCAGGGGCCGGACCGGATCCATGACGAGGTGCATCACCGCGAGCCGCAGACCCGCCACCTCGTTGCGGCCCCACTCCCGCCGGGCCAGCTGGACACGCCACCACTCGGCGTCCCGCAGGCCCTCCTCGTCCGCACAGGCCGCGAGGAGGTCCGGTAGCGCGTCGTCGTCCAGGGCGCCCGACTCGTCCAGCCATGCCCCGACGACGGCCTCGGCGACGGCCGCTGGCGGAGCCTGCAGCAGCACGTCGACGGCGCACGCGTCCACCTCGGCCTGCGCCGCATCGACCGCCTCGCGCGCCGCGGTGACGGCCGCGGCGATGCCCGGCACGCCGGCCGCTACTCCGGCGGCCACATCCTGCGACGACGCGACGGCCGCCAGCTGTGCCAGCGCCTCGTGCAGCCGTGCGCGGGCCGGCCCCGGGTCGTCGACCGGGATCGGCACCACGCATCGGCGGGCCTGCTTCGCTTCCAGACGTTCCCGGACGCTGGTCACGATGATCAGGCGATGGTGAGGTTGTAGCCCGGCACCTTGGTGAGGGCGAAGTCCACGTTGATCCGCAGGACCTCGGTCCCGGCCACGTTCCGCATGACCGACACCGCGGCGATGGTGACGGCGAACTCGTCCATCTTCTGCCCGACGACGTCTCCGCCGTCCATCCACACGACGAACCCGCTGGTGCCCTGCGTGAGGGTCGCCCGGACATCGGTGCCGTTCCTGCTCGCGTAGAAGCTGAGCATCGAGTCGTCGGCCTTGATGCGGCCGGGCACCTTCGGCACGAACTGGGCCGACAGGTCGGGCGTCTCGACGAAGTCTGCCTTGCTCGAGAAGCCCTGGACGTCGGCGATCTCGCCGGTCAGGTCGGTGCCCGTCCCGATCTCGGTCCGCGTCACCGCAGCCGGGTACGCGGCGATCGTCGGCACCCAGTAGCACTTCGTGACACCCGGCTGGATGAACCGGGTGCTGCTCGGAAGCGGCGTCAGAGCCATGTCCTACTCCTCGTTCCTGGTGGTGGCCCCGACGGTCGGGGTGTCGTCGGGATGGATCGGACCGATGGCCGTCCAGTCGATGCGCAGAGCCAGCGCGGTCGCCGGCATCTCCACCGGCGGATGGTCGGGCAGGTCCTCGTGGACTGCCCACCGGTGCCCAGATCTCGGAACCGGCAGGTCGTGGTGCTGCTTGATCTTGGCCATCTGGCTCTCCTATCCGAATCCGGCGACGCGCAGCGCCTGGTCCATCGCGTCCTGTAGGCGGCCGACGGCCTGGTCCGCCTCGGCTTCCACGGCCGGCGCGAGGTAGGGGCGGGTGTCCTGGTCGACCCACTCGTTGCCGTGGCCCAGGACGGGGTGCCGGAACGTGGCGTTGCCGGTGATGCCCTCGAGCGGACGGGCTCCCGGGGCAGTCAGCCGCGAGGCGACGACGTACACGCCGGCGCGGGTCCCGGAAAACCGGGTGCGGACCTTGAGGGCGTCCGGGATCCGCCGGGACCAGGATGCGTTCTGGGCGGCGAGCTGGCGCAGCTCGCCGCCGGAGGTGGTCAGCGCGGCCCGCACTCGGGGGCGCAGCTCTCTCGGCACCCGCGCGAGGTCCTGCGCCAGGCGGGCCACCCCCGCGGACCCGTAGTACGTCGTCACAGCCAGGCCTGGGCGGTCACGGAGAACCCGATGCCCATCCCGGCGCCGTCGTCGGACTGCAGGACCCACCAGCGGGCCCGTGGTCCGAGCCAGATCCGGTCACAGGCCCCGCCGAGCTGCTGGTCGACACGCAGGGCGGTGTCGATCGTGGCGAGCATCGCCGCGAGGTGGCTGCGCAGGGGGGCCATCTGCGCGGTCTGGTCGCCGGTCCATGTCGACAGCTCGCAGTTGATCGTCGAGGTCTCCAGCGGTCGCTGTGTCAGGCCGTCCTGCAGGCTGACCTCGATATCGTAGGCCTCGGAGTTCTCGCCGTTCCCGGCTCCGACGATGAGCACGTCGTCGGCGGGCACCTGTGCGGCGCGCGGGCCGTCGAGCACGGACGCGGCGGGGAACGCCGCCCGCCAGCTGGCCAGCAGTGCGGGGACGATGACGTCGATGCGGGTCGTGGTGTTCTGCACGTCAGCCCACGACCCGTGCAAGGTACGGCTTCATGATCTCCTTGGCACGGGAGGGGACGCCGGACCACATCGGCGGGGCACCCTGATCGTTGAACGCCCCGGGCCGGGCTCCGCCGCCGCGCTGCACCTCGTACAGGTTCTTGGCGATGATCTTCACGGCCAGTTTGAGAGAGGTCGCATCTTCGGCGGGCCTGGTCAGCGTGGCCGTGACCTGCCACAGTCCGGCGAGCAGGTAGGGCGCGAGAACAACCTGCATGCGCCAGTCGATGTCCGTGTTTGGCGTCAGCTGCGCGAGGCAGTCGACGCTGAGCGGGTCGACGAGCCCGTCAATGCTGGCGAGGCTCACGGTCGGCCACCGGGTCAGCCCGAGCCGGCGGCTGTTGACTGCCTGGGGGATGGCGAACCGCCACTGGCCGGCCGTGATCGGACCGCACGCGAGGATCACCTTGCGCAGCGCGGTGGTGACGTACGTCTGCAGGCTGCTGCTGTCGGGGACACTGGCGAAGGCGGCCAGGTCGGCAGTGGTCACCTCAGCGGTGGGGATGGCCACTGGTCCGACGGGGGGTGCGGTGAAGGCCACGAGGGCACCTCCTGTCGAGGGGCATGCCGAAGGCCCCGGCTCGGGCGAGCGCGGGGCCTTCGGTGGGGTGGTTCAGGATGCAGACGCGAGCAGTGCGGCGACGGTGTTGCTGGCCCGGGCGTGGAGTTCCACGCCGAGGCGGTTGTAGTGCAGCGTGGTCCTGGTGCTCTCGTGGTCCATGTCGAACTG